TCCCTGTGACTCAAGATTGTTAACGATCTGTGATTCTACTACTGTTGCTTTTGACATCTCTGTCTCCTTTTCAAGTTAAGCTAACACGCACACAGGATTCCCTGCGACGTTCTTACCGCCCCCCTGCACACGAAAGGTCATGTCAAGTTCCGAAGGGGTGCAAACCCCCTTGTCAAAATGGATTTTCAATAAACAAACATGTCACTCGCAAGAGTGACTTAATTATAATAAATTCGGATTTTGATTCGGATCTTTACAAAGATTCAAAAGAGCATGCGCAGCTTAATTAAAAAGTATCTGGTGACCGCTCCCAAAGGGATTTGTGTGCTAACCTGCAAGGATAATATTAACGACGTAGGGCCAATCATGTGTGTGTGTGGAAAAGTCGAGGGGTGAACGAACGACCTGCCAAGGGCAGACGTTCCTTGCCCCGGATGAAGTAATGACTCGCTAGCTGTGCCTACTATCAGGCACTTGTCTAGCAATGCCCGACCAAGGGCATCAGCGGTATCTGCGACACACTCAAGCTGCACTTCGGAGAATAGCATTTCGCCAGCTAGGGCGAATGATATTCGCAGGGTGCTTATAGCGTGTTATCAGTAGGTTACAGAAAGTGTATTGACAAAGGATTTGCGGGTATGTGTATAATCTCCTTCCGAAGAGTTATGGATCTTGAACATGACGAAAGCAAATACAGAACAACAAGCTAAATACAAGAACGGTGTAGTACCAATGCAAGACATTGATAAACACGCACCAACATTACGCACACAGCATAACAAAGTAACTGATGCTCAAGCTGAAATAGTGCATATGATCTTGCATGATGGTTGCAACCCAAAGACTGCTGCTGAACGCTTGGGTAGGAACAAAGCTTGGGCTTACAATACATTGAATAAACAACACGTTATAGACTACAGACAAGAGCTGGCTACTAAGACATTAGGATGGTCTGCTACACAGGCGATGGCGACCATGACAGAACTGCTAGCAAGTAAGTCACAACACGTCAGGCTTGAAGCCGCTAGGGATTTAATGGACAGGGCAGGATTCAGACAGGACACGGGTAACACTCCATCTACTGCTGTTCAGATAAACTTCAATTTGGACTAGGGGGTCCCAATGCTAGTACACGGTAGTTACAAAAACCGACCTTAGAAATACAGCCGATCACATATAAAGGGTAAACCACACTCACGATATTTTTTTTAAGCCAAGGAGGTCAAAATGGGTGAAGAGTCAAGTTCAGGTGGAACCGATTACAGCGGAAGATTGCAAGACAAGAGATCTAGGGCAGAAGCTAGAGCTAGAGCTGATGCACAAAGTAGAGCTAAGTTAGGCAAGAGAGGCAGAACTGAATCAGGTTTTCGTCGTAAAAAGATAGGAGATGATTTTAAAACCGTCACTGAATCAAGAACAGAGCTAGCCAGAAGGGATCTTGATCGTAGGGCTGACGAAGGTCAGATGAGCGAACGTAGTATGAATAATCCTATATTTGGTGGTTTAGCAAGAGGTATAAACGAGTTTGGCAAACAGAATGCTGGCAGAATTAGGTCAAAGATAGATGCTGGTGGTACTGCTGTTTATGATCGCTCTGGTCGTATTCGTGGTGTTGAGAAAGAGCAAGACACCCTTTTTGGTAGACAGAAGGTTTATACTGGGAATTTTGGTTTTGATCCTAAGATGACTGGTGCGAAAATTGGTACTAGCCAATTTGGTACTGGTTATCAAACTACTGTAGCTGATGAGGCTAGAGGTGAAGTAAGAAGGGCTGGAAATGATGGTCCTGATGAAGTTGTATCTACTCCAGTTATGTCGAATGCTACAACATCAGGTGATCCAACAAAGTTAAGTGCTGCTGCTAGAAAAAGGCAGTTAAGTCTTGGTGCTGGTGCTGGTGGTGGTGCGAAAACGAGGCAGTTTCTAGCCTAATGAATCTTGATTACAAACCGCCGGGGCTGATTGCTAAAACCTTTATGAAGGACAAGTCTTTTGTCCGTGGTATTCGTGGTCCTGTTGGATCTGGGAAATCTGTTACTTGCTGTATGGAATTAATGCGTATAGCGGTTAATCAGAGTCCCAATAAGTCTGGCGTAAGGAGAACAAGGTTTGCTGTTATTCGTAATACGAATCCACAGTTAAAAACCACAACAATCAAAACTTGGCGTGATTGGTTCTCTGATGA